TGGGTTGCCCCAATCGAAACCCCCCGCCGTGTCGGTGGGCGTTACTGCGGTCTGCGCGAATGCGCCAGCCGGGGTCACGAAATTCCATACTAGCGTGAGGCCGGTGGCGTTGTAGACAACGGAGGCCTCGATGGTAACAAAATCCGTTGAGTCTAAAAGAGGCAATTTATTGATTGGTACTTCTGCAAGTGATACATCTACGTCAAGCCAAATATCAGGCAAGGCAAGCCTCCTTTTGTATCTTCGGTGTTAAACATGATATAATTCCCTTGAAAGGAATTGGATTATGAAGTGCAAATGTGGATGCGGAGAGGAATTTGAACCAAGTAGGGCAACGCTTTACAGAATGAAACACGGCAAAGATTCTGGCTATATGCCCGGCCACCACAGCAAGGGCGTGCGTAATGCTCGCTGGAAGGGAGGCCGCTTCATGTCCGCGAATGGGTATGTTTATACCCAGTGCCCCGACCATCCTAACGCTCTGAAAAAAGGCTATGTCGGCTATATTGCGGAGCATCGCTATGTAATGAGCGAGCATCTTGGTAGGCCATTGGAAACACACGAGATTGTACACCATCTCAATGGTGATAAAGCGGATAATCGCATCGAGAATCTTGTGGTGGTCTCGCGGGCCAAGCATGCCGGTATTCATACACGAGGAGAGGGCAATGGGAATTGGCATGGAGGCCGTGTCCCTATCGTCTGCCAGACGTGCGGAAAAGAGTTCTTGCCGAAAGATAGAAGAAATGACTATGGGGCGAAATATTGCTCTAACCAATGTTTCTACGATAGACACAACTAGCTCCTATTGCTGTGCATAATAATAATACGGATTGCCCGCGGCGGTGTAGGTCACGACCAGCTTGGGGCGATATGCCTCAGTTGCATGGTCTGACGAAAAGAAACCTATTCTTGCACTTGAGGTTATTTGCCTGAGTTGCCATCCATAATTGGCGACCAATAAGTTTTCTACTCGCGCGGCAGTCAACGTAAACGCAATAACATCAAAGGCGTCGGCTGCGCCAGAGGTATACGATTGATCCGCATCAGGAGTGCTATCGAAATCTGTACCCGAAACAGAGCATCCTGCATCGCTCCCCCCATTGTTGCCCACATCCCCAGCCCAGCGCGTAGCAGATGGGACGGCATAATTCCAACTGCTATTTTCAATCCAAGCGGAATTTGCCGATAAAATTTGAGAAATAGCCACACGTCCCGCGCCCCAGTTTGACAAGATGTTGCTAACAGTCAAATAAAGTATGGCCGAATCAATAGTCGAGCCGGATGGGATTGAGGTCAAATCAAGCTTTATGAGGCTATTGCGCTCTCCTAGTCCGGCATGGTATACATCAAGTGTGGTACCCCCTCCTCCCAAAGCATTTGGAGAAAATGCCGGAAGGCTAGTATCAATCCCCTCCGTCGCATCTGGCTGCAAAGTAAGCGTCGTCATCTACCCCTCCCTCCCTGGCGTCCACTCCCCGCGCCGGTGCGCCTCGCTCACCAGCGCCGCCAGCGCGTCCAGCGTCCTGTTTGCGGGCTTCCACCCCAACTTTTGGGCAATCACCAGCCAGCCGGGGGCGTCGTTCAGGGACACACGCGCCTGGGCGATGAGTTCTAGGATGCGCTTGCAGTCGTCCTCAGTGAGGGGAACACCTAGATTATTGGGGGTTGCATTTTGTGAGTTCATGGTATACTTATACTGAAGTAGCGGCGCGGTTTGGCCCGCCCGCTACACGGCCCAATACAGAATTTATCGGGCGCAGTAATGATAACACAACAAACCTGAGGAGTCTTCGATGAAACGCATTTTGATTGTGGTCGCTTTGCTGGCAGTATTGCTCATTGCGGCAGATGTCATCCATTTGGAAATCGGGCAGCCGTTTCTTCCCAACCTCGATTGCTCACTCAACTATCTGGGTAAATATCAAGGCCCTGGCGGGCGTTGGTTTTTTGGCTACCAGGAAACTGGCGTGGGCTGCCAAACACAGACACAATACGTGACTGACTGCCGTCTTGAGTTCTACGACAAGCTGTATTATGGCGGTCACGAACAGTGGATTTACGAGTGTGTATCACGCCAGTAATCCTATAGTTTGAAATTTGCTCTCCATTTGATCTACTCGCACCTGGAGATTTTTGACCACGGATAGAAGAGTATCCATTTCGTTTTCGCTTGCAAATCCATATATTGCTGGGCCGACAGACTGAATGGAGTAATCTGGCGTTGCGGGGCCATCATGTGTAATCTGTGTAAGAGCAGCCGTTAGAGCGGTAGGTTGTACGGCGGGAGTGGTATTCCAAAAACCCAGCTTTTGGCTTGTGGCTGTGCCGATTTTCGTTCCGGTTGTGGTTCCAACTGCAATAGCATAAGCATCTGTAAATTCAAGTCCGGCAGTAAGTAAAAGCCATTGATCTGCCGCGGCGATGCCCGATAAATCCAGGTGTGCCTTATCATCAGAATAAATATTAAATATTGCAACCCCGCCCCCCGATATTGCATTGGCACTTAAGGATAATTGAGCCTCGTTTGCCGACCCGACCGGCGGGGCCGCCGCCAATGTTACATTACTATATCCCCCCGACTCGTTTCCGGTTATCGCCCCCACCACATCTCGTGTTGTTTTATTTATAAAACGGAATAAACTTGACCCATCTGCATTTAGCGTAATGCCCATATCATCTAAAACTACTTGTTCCCCGGCAACCACAATCCGTTCAAAGCTTTCGGAAATCTGGTCTGCTGACCGCGCCAAATCCGGCGGGGCAACCTTATTCTCAAAGCCCCCCTGCGCCTGCCGGACGTAGGCCTGCGTCTCCGCGAGGAACCGGGGGACGCTATTCTGCCTCAGTAAGCTATCGAAGTGTCCAGGCATTATTGATACACGCTTAAAATCTCTTGCAACCAGGCGTCGAATAAGGCCTCGGTCGCGGTGTCAATCATCGTGACTTCGGCATACCCATCACTTTCGTTATAACGCACCCCCAGCGCCCTCAAAGTGGTGTTCACGCCCAGCCCGCCGGTGCCGCCGATGCCGCTCTCCATGAACCCGCGCTTCTCCAACACCATCCGGTGTGTGCTTCCTGGGCGCAAGCTCAGTGTTAGGTCGCGGTCGCGGCTGGGGAACGCTTTGACCTTGATAGTCGTTTTAGGAACGGCCTGGTCGCGCAGGATGGTTCTCGCCAGCGCGATAGCCTGTTTTGGGCTGATGACTTTGACGCTCACCGATCCCCACCAGACCCCGAACTCCTCGACCGGCGCGGTGGTGGATGGCAGTACAACGTCCACCACGTCCCCCGATTTCAACTGTGCTTTCACGAACAGCTTCGTCCACAGGTCGCCGCTCATCACCGGAGATGCGCCAGGGTCTACAGCCACATTCGCGCCGTGCCACATCGCCTCGCCAGGGAATTTGGCCCGCGGCGTCACGTTCAATTCCCAAAGCGTTTGTCCATTGTCCAGCATCGGCTCGAAGTAATATTCGGAATAGGTGACGTCCAGCACCGAATTGATTGCGTCCATGATGTACATGCCCGACCCAATTGTCCCGTTCTCCAATTCGCTCTGTCCAAGTTGCATCGTGCCTATCTGGACGATGGGAGTCTGTCCCTGCTGGTTGGCGTGTTGTAGCAACCAGCGTATCATCGCTCCGCCATCCAGCCCATTTGGAGGCGCTTCCAAAACTACGCGGTGGTCAAAATAGACTTCTGGGCCATAGACCTCACAAAGAAATCTCGAATCGCTCCATTCCTTATTGACGAACACGACGCCAGCCCAGGGCCGAAAATTCTCCGACCATACTATCACCCGATTGCCCACAGCGAAGTTATCGGGGTCGATATTGAAATCTGTAATCGGCGGGAATAAAGAGGCGTGCCCCATTTTGCCCAGCACCCATTCCCGCTGCGCTTCGCAGCGCAAATCGGTGAGCGGTATTCCCTGGCGGTCGTGCACGAGGACGCGGTAGCTCATTAATTGTTCCTGTCGAAGTAGAAGAAGTCCAGCGTCACGTTGCCTGTCCCCTGATCCTCGAACAGGATTGTGTTGGCTTCGGGCAAGACCATTAAATCAATTTGCCGCACCTCCTCCGGCGTTGAGAAGTTGGCGAGTTGGTTGCTGCCGTCGTCCAACTTGAAATATTTATGCCGTTCGGTGTCCAGCACCACGATTTCGCTCGCCGCCAGCGAACCGGCCCAGCGGATTTTTTTGCCCGTGTTTTGGTTAGTCAAGACTATATCGGGGTTAATCGTGGTCGTAGTTCCGGCCCCACCTCCCGCTGTTTCGTTTTCTGCGCCGATAGCTACTGTTGGGAATGTGCCGCTGGTCAGCCCCACAATGATTTGTGTGGCCTCCACGAGCGCCTGATATTGTGTGGATTCCGAGAACGGCATTTCCCCATTCATGTAAATTTGCAGAATCTTGGCAGATGTGAAGGTTTCATTAGTGCTGTTATTGTTCCAGTTCTCCCAGGTTGCGTCAACCGAAGGCGCGGTCTGAGTATAGTCAGCAATAGCCGTCATCTGCTCGCGCGAATTGCCGGAGCGCACTTGAACGGTAGGCCAATAGGCATTGTCGGTTGCATACTTTTCGCCAGTGATAGTCACATCGTCCATCATGGCAACCGGCAAAGGCCCCAATTCCCAAAAGCCTTCAAACCGTGTGCGCTTATAAATCGCCCCGTCTTTCTGTGCTTTTATCCGAATACCCAATTCCGAGGCGGGGTCGGCAATAGTATCCTGGTTTGCCGTGTAAAATCTAACGGCTTCGGGGTTATTTGCTTCTGGCGGGTCGTAAGAGATTCCGATAGCAGACCATTCCGCAGCCCGGCCTCCCAGGGCCGTATCCATGCTGGTGAAATCCCACCTGTCGTTCTCGGAGGTCAGGTCAAACATCGGCTTTCGGTCATCCGCCCCTGGGGTGTTGGGCGAAACGGTCGTATATTTCCCATATTCCAAATAAACTTCAAAGGGGATATGGGTAATCGTTACTCCTGCCGCGTGGGAGGCCTCCGCCGAGCCATGCGCCGCACGTTTAACACCCAGTAATTTCCCGTCCAGCGCCGCGCTTTTGCTAGTATAGGTAAAATATTCACTTCCGATTTTGACGATGCCGGAGGTAGGCAAATCTTGATGCGCCTGATAATTAGCCGCAGAAACCGCAAATTGGATATTCCCAATCGCACCCGAAGAAGCAATAGCCGTTCCTAGCGTGGCCGTGATTTTCTTTGGTAGATTTAGCCGCGCCCAGATTTCAGTACTGGTAGTGTTTATATCCTGCAACCATCTGTCTACCAGCGCGCCAGCAACTTTGATCTGTAAGTCGTTTCCATTCGCCAGCATTTTCGAGCGCGCAATCACGGCGTTATTCGCATGGGTAGCCGCCGTGGTGCCACCAATACCCCGGAGACATCCGGTAAGTTGTGTCCCTGAATTCTCCGTCCAGGCAATCTGTTCAGTGTCTACGTAACCCATGCCCGAAGTTGGTAGTCCGCCCCCGACCGCGGTATCAATATCAATCGTAGCATCTGCCGCCCCAATACCGGCTATATTATCAATCTGATTACTGACCGTAGTATCATTTACCAGGGCTGACGTATCCAAGCCATTGCCCGATTCGGCGTTTGCAAGGTTTATCGGCCAGCCGAACACGCCCATGATTAGCGCGGTAGTATTAGGATTTGTAACCTCAACAAACCGCCGATAAAGCTGCCCCAGGTCGCCGATATCCGTTGCCCCCGACCGCGCCCCCGTGGGCTGGATTCGTACGATGGGTTCTGTGTGTACGTTCCCTGTAGGTGTTATCGTAAACGTTCCATTATGCGCCGGATTGGTTTCTGTGGTTTTTTGGAATGAATAAATCCATTTGCCGTCCGCGTGCGCAAAGGCCAATCCTCGTTGTCCTGTAAAGAACTTCTCGCCTCTCGTCACTCCGGTCAGGTTTCCGGCTGGCGATGCGCTCTTGCCCATCCAGCGAATGAATTCTGTCTTATAGCCCTCATCAACCCAGCCCCAGCCATAAGCCGGAAACGTTCCGCTGTTCGTGTCCTCATTATCGAAGGCGATAGTCGTGGCCGTAGCATTCAGCGCCCCATTTAGCTGTACGCGCGTGATGCCGCGCCAAAACGAGCCGTTACATCCAAGCACCACGGCGAATCCAGTCTCGTTCGGGGTGATGGTTTTAGGCTTGACATACATCAACCACTTTTTATTATTGGCCCCCGTTGCGGTATCCTGGCAAATTAGGGTATGCAGTCTATCCCCATGCTCCGACGTGTCGAATAGCTCCGTAATGACATCGCGCCGCACGAAGTAATTGGAACTCGTCCCCATCGCCATGATGTCAATCTGGAACTCGATAAACTTCGCCTCTGGCTCGGAATGCACCAATTCCTTGCGTAACGCCGCATCAACGAATTTTAGGCTGGCCGCAGGCACGGCGATCAACTGGTTACGCAAATTGGCCGGCGTCTTTATCTCGTAATTTGAGGTGCTCGCCAGATCGGTATTGCCGTCGTAGGAGACGAAGGTCAGATTCATGGCATCGTTCCTTCGCCGCCGCCTTCGGTTTCAATCGTTATCGTTACTTTCGGAAATCCTCCAAGGGTTTGAAATTGCTCGATAATTTCATTGAGTCGCTCCCGCATGGGATTAACTCCCTCATTTAAAATTGCAGTAAGGTCATCGATTACTCCGCCTCGCATTCCTCCCGATCCCAACAAAATCTCGTTAAATGCCCCCGTAAGAGGATCCTCGAATTTTCCCGCAATGGCGGATTTCACCGTGTTTTCGTCTATCAAATCAATTGCCCCCGAAATTACATCGGTTAGCAATTGCCCCGCCGCTTCTGGTGTAATTCCGAGAAGTTCCGCAATTATATTCGCCCCCTCCTCCTGGGTTATTTCGCCCAACTGTATATCAAGCGCGACTGCCTCGATCTCCAAATTCTGCAATAATGCCTTTGCATCTTCTTTCGATAATGCTCCCCCCCGAAGCGCCGCATTAATTAAATCCGAAATTCTCTGTAGGGCATCGCCGCCAGCTAAAACAAATTCAATGTCATTAATCTGATCCAGGATAGTTCCCGAAATGCCGCGGTCGATGTCATCCCAAAATGAACCGATTTGAAATTTTATATCCCTTGCTTTCCTTTCGGCTTCGGATAATTCATCGGTAAAATCCTCGGCTTCCTCGGTGGCATCTCCTATTCCCTCGCCCAAATCGTTCCAGTAGCGGGCGCCGAGCGCGCCCTTGTCAAATCGGCGATTTACGCGAAGCTCGAATTCGCTCCAGTTATCTGCCATCCACTGAATTGAGCGGCTTGCCTTTTTCCCCACATCCTCAAAGGTTATCCCTAGACGATTTAATACCGTATCATACGAAACGACATTTCCTGTAATAGTACTTACTACCTCGCCAGAGAATTTATATTCGAGGTTGAGTTCCTTTTGTTTTTCTTTGGTAAGTTGGGTTTGTATAATAGATTGTTTATATATTAGGGTTAATTTTTCCACACTGCCAGCATAATCCCCAAATATTTTTGCACCCTGGAGTGCATTTACCTTTTGTTGGACAGCTATGAGTTCTTTTTCTTTTGCAGCTAATTCGCCAGTCTTATCGGCCAATCGGGCTTCCGCAATAAAGGCTTCTCGCATCCGTTCTGCCCACTCACCCACCATGTCAGCAACTTTTCGGGTTGCAAAATAGAGCGAGGCAGTACCAATTGCCCCCTTTGCAATTTGTAATAGAGCCTTATTCCATTTTTTAGTTTCTGCCTCTGCTTCTTTTGTGGCCTCGGCGGTTCTCTCTGTTCCAGCTTCGAGATTACGCAATTCCCCGTCGACAAGCTGAGCACCCCCCCTAATTAATTTCAATGTGTCATCGAAGGATAATCCCGCCTCAGACGCCTGCTTCAATATAGCGACATCGGCGGTCATAATCTCGTTTAATTCTCGGATACTATCCGATGCCCCCTGGACTTCTTCGCCCGTTTTTGCAGTATTAGCCCCCATTTCATCCATTGCCAAATCAGCGGCAACCCCCTTTTTGTATAATTCTTCTAGGTGTTTATTTAATTCTTCGGCCTTGTCCCCCATTGCATCCAATCCGGCAGTAGCACTATCTATCCCCGGCCCCGATTCATCAATCGTCTTGATAACCAGCTCTACGGGCACAGCCATTAGATAAACCCTCCCTGCCTAAGCGCGCGGATAAGACGCCTTTCGCTGTCGCTCAGGCGGTGAATTTCCTTCCCTATCATCCCCCGGAATCTGCTCAATGTTTCGTGAACGTTGCCAGCAGCCTTCATCTTCTTCAACAATCCATAATCCTGGGCGAACAGGCCTCCGGTTTCAGGCAGTGTATGATAACGCTGCGCATCCCATTCCAAAACCAGTACCGGCGGCGGCGGCGCGCCTTTTTCGACGACCGCGACCACCGCCTCGATTAGTTTTTTTCTAGCTTTTCGAGCTTCGCCAGATGCGTACGAACGTCCAGCCCTGCCAGCACGATCGCCTGCGCCGCATCTGGGCTGTCGCTCTTGTCCAGGTCGAATACCGTATAGTCCGGAATCGATGGGCATTCCCATTCCTGGATTAGCGGCTTGGCAGCCTCCCACAGCCTCAGATACATTTCCCTATCTGGCATAAGTGTTGCAATACCGTAGAACTCAAGTTGCTGCCTGACCGTGATTGCATCCGGCACGGTAAATTTTAGCTGGGGATTCTCGTGTTTGAATTCGGCCATTTGATTCGCCTAAACCAAAGCTACGCTGGTGCGGGTGACTGCGCCGGTGATTCTGTGATCTGCCGAAAACGTTTCCAGGGTGTCAACTGACCCAGAGACTTGCACATTCTCCACAAATACCTCGCCCTGATAGTATTTGTCGGTCGTAGCATCGCCGAATTGCGTGGTTTTCGTGATGCTGGTGCGAACGCCCAACAGCGGCCCATAGATCGCCTCGGTTGTACTATTCCAGAAGCCGTTGATCGGGATAGTTGTCCCGGCCAGACCAGGGACATAAGTCCTGGTCGTATCTCCAAGCGCCGAGTCTTCTAACATGCTCACCGCAGCCTGGACGCTTGCCTGGTTCACGTGCGCAGTCAAAGCGACGGGGCTTGTCGAGGCGTTGTCGATGATAAAAATTACATCTTTTCCGGTTAGATTTGCCATAGTCTTACTCCATTATTAGCTAAGTGCAACACTGGTGCGTGTCACCGCACCGGAAACCCGGTGGTCTGCCGAGAATGTTTCCAGCGAATCGACTGATCCCGAAACTTGCACATTCGCTACAAAGGCCTCGCCGCGGTAATATTTCGCTGGTGAGGATTGTCCGAATTGAACCGTCCGGGCTACGCTGGTACGTACACCAATCAACGGGCCATAAACCGCTTCTGTCGTGCTATTCCAGAACCCGTTTACGGCGAAGGTAATACCCGCAAGTCCCGGCACATAGGTGCGCGTAGTGTCGCCAAAGGCCGAGTCCTCTAACAGGCTCACCGCGCTTTGTAGGCTGGCCTGATTGACATGTGTGGTCAGGACGGTAAATGTACCCGTCGAATTATCCAGTCCAAAAACATTGTCCTTTCCGGTGGGGTTAGCCATTTTTTACTCCTCGCTCAATTCGTCCTTATGCTTTTTACCGACAGACGGCGCGGACTTGAGCATTTCACGGTATTTTGCCGCCTGCTCGTGATGGATGCTATTCAGGTTGCCGGAACGTTCCAATTGCTTTGCGTTCCTTTCGGCCTCCTCTAATAGCTTCGTGACTTTCTCTCTATCCATGTCTACTCCTGCAATGTGACCGTGGTTTCCTCGGCCCATTCAATACGCAATTCCTGCTTGTAGAAGCGGCGCTTGCCCACTACAACATCCTGGGGGTCATTAGCCCCTCGTACAAATACGTCGCGGATTTTCCCTGTGGTGTCCGCCGCCTTTCGGTACTGGTCGAATCGCACGGTAACATTGTCTACAACCTCTTCTATCTTTTCTAGCGTCTCGCCATAATCCTTCCACAGCACCCAGATTTCGGCAATGGTCATCCAGTTGGTTTCGTAGGTGCCGCCGAAGGCAAGTTGCTTCCGCTCAAACCCGCCCCTACGCAAAATGCAATACTGGCGGGATTCGCCATGATTGAGTATCTGCCATTTCCCGCGGGCGGTGTTTTTGCTGTTGAATCCATCCACCGCCTGAATTTGGGTCAGGATCAGGGCCTCGCCCGCATCATAGCTTGGGGTAGTCATAGCTAATAATCGAATAGCCCCCGCTTGAATTTCGGCTGTTCGTATCCGGTATTATCCGGGTCTACCCGGTCATCCTGGAGAGTTAAACCAGTAAACGCCAAGCCCTGATGAGTGGGGTCGGCCACGGTTACGCCCTCGCGCTTCCATCCCTTTGCCAGGTTCCCCACAAAGCGGTCAGCCGCGCCCAACAATCCGCCGAAATAGCGCGCCGGGCTTTCCTCGTCTCCACCTACCCCGGCGATATTGTTCACCATCTCGACCAGCGCCACGACCTTCGTCCGTACCCAGGCATCGCAGGATAGGCTGCATGTGCTATTGGCCGCCACCGCCGAAGGCGCGAAGCCGTGTTCGCGGATAGCTGCATTGAGCATTCCAGATACTTCGTCGATAAACCCCTCAACTTCGGTTCCGGTCGGGCGGGTATTCGCATTGAACTCGTTTTCGCCCTCTGTAAGGTATCGAGTAAGGGCAAATACCGCCGTAGTGCTTGACCAGCTATCAGAACGAATCGCCATTAAGTCCCTTGTCCTGCATAGCGATAGGCTTGCACCGAAACTGTCGCTGTACCCGTAGTGCGCTGGAATTTTAGATTAGCCATAAGTGGCCGCATGTTTTCAAGCCGATGGTGCACATCTTTTTCGAGCAGCACGCCGGTCGAGAGCGTTGGCGCAGTAGAATCTGCGCGGAAACGTGCTGGCTGAGTTTCAACGGCTATATCAAGCACATCCGCCAATTGATTAGTGCTCGAAAGTCCCAGGGCTGTACTGTCGGCCAAACTCAAGGCTTGGAAGCCTACTAAGACCAGGCCGGGGGGTGTATTTCGATTGCCCATTACCAACCACCTCCGGCCAGCCTTTTGAAGCGGAGTTGTGCCTGCTTGCCAACTTCCTTGCGGCTTATAATTTCTGGCTTCCCGACCACATCTTCCTGTTCGATGATTTGTTTATCGAACATCCCGCCTAGAGGCGTCCAGAACTCGCCGCGCCGGTAGGTCTTGCCCTGATATTTGAACGTTTTCTTAACCGGGTATTGCAGTCCTTTGCTCATGCTCTTCGTGCTCCTTCTCGAATGCCGCCCGTCGTTCGGGCGTCGAGTCAATTAATCCTTTTATACGCGGATGCAATTCGCCTTTGCTGGGGGCGAGACCATTCCAATTCACCCGCACGCCGCGGGGAGGAAGCCGCTCCATAATATCTCCGCAGGTTGAACACACCATCGCCGTGCTATAAAACATGCGATGCGTAGTTCGCCGCCGGTGTCCTTGTGCATCCTCGTACTCATACTCAGGCATCGCTCTCTTCTGGATCGAATTCGTCGCGGTACGGATAAACCTCGCGGATTTTCTTCAGTCGTCCTGGGCCGATACCGGGCACTTCAAGCAGCCTCTCATCATTGGCTGCCTGGATGAGGTAGGGCATATTCAGGCCCTCGGCGGCCAGCAATTCGGCAATCTCATCCGGCAAGCCCTCTTCTAGCGCAGACTCGGACGATTCAGTACTCAAAACAAAAACCCCATGATCCTTTTCTTCCTCCATCACAAGAGCATTCTGACAGTGCACCGGCAAGACCATTTGCTTATCAAAAAGTACTGGCCGTCTAGCGCCCCCCGCCTGTTTTTCGGTGCTGCCCTGGTCTAGCTGGTAATGGAAAACGGGGTAGTCATAATATTGCGAAGCCTCGTCATCTATCCTCCAGCCGGGCGGCTGCGCCCATTGGTCGCCCTCCTCGTAGTGTTCGCCATCGAGGTCGAACGGTTTGTCTGCAATCCAGATCACAATTTCTTTTGCCATTATTTGCTCCTTCGTTTGATTAGCGCCATTCCGATTTCGAGCGTCCCGAACGGCATTTGGTGTAGGGTTATTTCGGGCAGAAGTTCCACGTACCATTTATCCGGCTGTTTTGCGAGTTCTTGCACTAAGAATTGCGCTCCCTGCCCGTCAAAGTTTTCGGGGGATTGGTAGCAGTAGTCATCGAAAACCACCACAGTCTCATCGTTTATTAGGGGTTGTAAATAATTCCAATCGCTGCGCACAGTCTCATCATAGTGGTCGCCGTCTATATAAATCAAATCGGCATAGTCAATATCGAGCGGCCTTCCTAAAGATTCTCGGCTATTCCCTACGCACAACTGTACCTCGGCCCCGGCCCCTACGAGCCTGCGATAAACGTAATCGGCTGGTGGAGCCAGCTTCGACCATAACCCTGGCCTCTCGCTGTCAAAGAGGTCGTAACCAAAATACTGAATATCCGAGTTATAAAGCTGCGCTCGTTGGATCATCTGGCTGGCTCGCTCTCCGTTGAACGTCCCGACTTCCAAAATGATTTTCGGTTTCCGTTGGTCGATGATTTTGAGAAGCTGCTGGTAGCGCGGCATCCCCGAATCGGCCACTAGCGGATACTCAACTCCCAAAAGTTCCGAGAATACCAGGATATGATTTGCGACCCAATCGTGCCAAAGGAACATCGAAGAGGTCGATGCTCGTTCTAGTCCTGGTTTTGCCAGAGCCTTTAACTTCTCAATCAAGTCATCGGTGCCCTTGTAAATCTGGCTAGAGGGTAGTAAATCCCTGCCGTAGCCATAATCGGGGCTGAATACCGGAACTCCACAGGCCAGGGCCTCCAGAAGCGGCAGCGGCCCGCCCTCGATGCGTCCAGTGCAAAGCAAGGCGTCGAGACCATTGTAGAACTTGCCCATATTCTTGGCGTCCAGGCTTTCAAATATCTCCACCGACATTCCGGCCAACCGCGCTTGTTCGACAATATAATCCCAGCCCTGCCCCACAATTGCGAAGTGGAAAGGCTTGCAATCCATGTTCCAGGCCAGATCGAGCAGCATTCCTGCATTCTTGCGGCCATTGGGTTGCTCGGTTCCCACAATGCCCACAATCCGCCGCCGCATTGCATAGTCATTTACGCCTGGGTAGGCCATCCACAGCTTTTCCCTGGGAACGGAGGCATCTAATAACTCTTGCCGTCCTGCGTAGCTCATACATATAATGCGGTCAGCGCGAGCAAGGGCGCTGATTGCCGCCTCTTCCATGCCCGGATTCGTGTGGGTGTAGAGGACGACATGCTTGCTTTGGGCTAACTCCTCAGCATCCAGGTTTAGAATACCGTGGAATGGAACGTAATAATTTAAATCGGCTGCGGGGGCAGGACTTGCCGAACTCGTCACCTCCCAATACTGTCCAAGGGTCTCCATGATTGGACCAGCCAGCCTTTGCATTGCGTAGGAATGATATGGCTCCACGATATGGACGTGCGGCCTTTTTTCTTCACTCACGAAGCTACTCCTTTCCGTAATCGAAAAATCCCGTCCCACAAGGGCATCAAAAACCCTTTCCAATATCCTCTAATTGGATGCCACCAAATAATTCCCGAAATCCAAGTATTTGCTATATCGGGTTCTCCATAGGCTTCGTAATCTATATAACGCCGATTACTTCTGTCACGCAGATAAATCCTTGCTTTTCCCTTACTGGGAATCAATGGATATTTCGATGTTTCGGCGAAGAAGCAATCCGAGGTAATGTCTTTTAATCCGATATAAGCTCGAATGTATTGCCCCTCATTATCAGGAGTGAATATTCGCTTAATCATTTGTTAGCTCCTTAATCCGTTGTCGCCATTCTTTGCGCTCGAACAGTACACCTCGTTTTACCCCGTCAAACACATCCTTTTGTTGTTCACCAAGCTCAGAGAAGTCGTTGGGATGCAGTGGATAATGAACGATATGTCCACAGCGCACGTCCGGGTCTCCCCAAAATACGTGTCCCGCAGCATGGGCATAATATGGAAAGCGGATGTCGCTACCAATCACAGTGCGCTGGCCGGTGAGGGGGCGGATTTCCTGCTTCAATAAATCAAGTGACGCCTTTAATCTCACCTCGTCGTCCGCATTCCGGCTTTTTTTCTTTATAACTTTCTCCATAATTTTCATGGCGGCCATGATGTTATCCAAGTTATAGGGCCAGATGTCCATATCATCTTCGAGGACGAATGGCTCGCCTTTCAGCAGTTTCCCAACGGCCTCGAAAACCTCGCGATGAACCAGTACACAGCCCCATCCGCTCGCGCCTAATTTATGCAATTTGCCCCGTTCCGGGTCTCCCATCCAAGGCATGTGCGGCCATTCCCCATTCGGGTTATATCTAAACCACACAGGGGCAATGGGCTGGAATCGTCTCCGCAAATAGTAACCGGACACGTATGGTAGCTGATGCGAGCGCAACCGCTCCAACGTGTCCGGTTGAAATTCCATATCTGCGTCGAGCAGCAGTATCCAATCGTGGTTGGATTTTATAAAGTTGTTAATGTGCCATTCTCGCCCCTCGAATCCCTTCGTGGCCCTGATAGGGATTGGGTAGTTATCCCCCGACCTCACCACGATCTTGCGGATGCTGTCATTGGCTGACCCGTATTCTAAGTCCGGGCCAACTACGCCGATGTAAGCCGTTCCGAGATATTTTTTGAGTATTGCCATTCAATCTCCGCTAGGGCCAGAGATTTGAGTTAGTGCGCGGGCACCGAAACCCGGTGGGCTTCCCTAGCAGTACTCGCGCACTAACTCAATACTCCTCATTTTGGTCGTCGTCAAAGTAATTCTGCCTCAGCCTTTTGCCGTAAATCGTCCAGGATTCCTTTTGCCTGCGCAATTCGCCCAGGAGTAACCGCATTTTCGAGATTATCCCGAACGTACCAAATAGCAGCACTATTTTGGTCTTTTACGGCTATGTGGCATTTTAGCGAGTAAACATCTCCGACACGAGTACAGATTAAGGTGACGGCCCCAATTTCGGTTGGTATAAGATCATTTAGCGCCGTCCACGCCATCGGATTCTCCTGGAGGAGCCGAAAGAGACTCCTCCATCTTATTAATCAAGAACTCACAAAACTGCATCGCGCCATTTACCGCCCCGAGTTGTTTCAATGCCTCGTCCCTTTGCAATCCAAATTCGGCAAGGGCTTGACGAAGAAACTCCTCGGTGATCTGCACTAGCTCACGCTCGTTGCAACGGACACGGCAGTAGCCGAATCGGTGTCATGCACGAGATAGTACGTTGTGGCGTTCGCGCCCTGGAACTTCATCAGCACAACCTGCGTACCGCTATCGTATTCCGTAAGCACAGCGCCGCTGGCGTCAATCAGTTCGCGGAAGCCGCCGCTCGATGCGTGGCTCGCGACATTGATCGCCGATTGGATAGCGCCCTGCGAAGACCTGTCATCATTACGAATACGGATACCGTAGGAGAGTGTGGCGGTATTGGCCTCGTTCGCAGCAATGATGTCCATAACCCCAAATTCCGTAGCGGTAGTCCCGTAGTTCTCTGATTTGACAGTAAGGCCAAGAAGCGTAGGAACGGTGCCGCCAGATTTCGCCTGTACAGAAATCAGGTTTTCCAGCCGCCCCATCGTGCCGCCAGAGCGGTTGTTAACCCCGACGTTTAACCCGCGCAGGATGAAGTTAGAATCATTCGCCGCATAGTTATTGCCGCTAATTCGCATCCAGGCATCGTTGCTATCGCCTGTAGCGACATAAGCGGCCACGCGGTCGCCAGTGATGTAGAACAGGTAGGACTTCTGGGCTGCTGTTCCGCGAAACCAAGCACTACCATCTACGGTAAATCCGTAATCCTGATTTATTCCCGTATTGCGAACGGGAACCGCTTTGTACCGTTGTTTTGCGGAAAATCCACGCCAGGAGTTTTGAGGGTGGTTAGCCATCAGCCACCTCCTCTAAACCACATCAGCGAAGAAGTAGCCAACGTCAGTCGCAACGGCAACCTGGTCCCACTGTTCCTTGTACTTGAAGACATCCGAGTCGGTATCCTCGCTGCGGTAGGGACGCACGCCGCCCAATCCACCGCCGGGTGCCCAAACGAAGGTCTTGCCCGCGGTAGCAGAGAACACGCCCGCGCTGGGATCAACCCAACAGATTAGGGCATCGTCGTCGATGATCGCCGAGCCGGAGAAGTCCTGTCCAAGATTAGCGGTATTGTAAGACGCCATCGAGGGCCAGTAATTCGCAAGGCCCAGAGCAGCCGCAATTGCGCCTTCCATATTCCCGATAGTGGCCTGCTGGGTGTACTTCACCCGGTCGATGATGTCGGGGTGGTTGATCAGCGCATTGTGGACGATATGCCCTACCACAATGGTATTGGCGGTCTGGCCGGTGTTCATGGAGATGGTGCGGATAGCGGTCAGCACGTCTGTAACCGGATCGCCAGCCGAGAAGTCGTCCCAGTCCGTGGTTGAGTTGTTGTCATCGGTGCCCCACACGCTGGTAGTCATAAAGTCCGCGGCGAAGGCGCGCTCTTTGCGGATGAGGGAGCGCTGCGCCAGCAAGCGCAGGCCAGCCTCTTCCAAGTCCATCGGGACTTGGGAGTTGGCGCGCACCTCATCGGCCAGCGGGAACGACAACGCCCATTGCAGGGTCGTATAGGTGCTGGTCGAGAGGCCAAAGCCCACGCGGGGGAATTCCTGCCCAGGGGCGCGCTCTTCCATCTCGTCCACCATGAAGTATTTCTTGGTGAACGTGTAATAGGTGCCGGAATCTTTATCGACCGGAACCGGGGGGAAGACGCGCGTTGCCACGAAGCGGTTATCCGCCTGCATGTAGCCAACTGCCAGACCACTCAGTACGGGGTCGACAGCTTGTACGTCGGTTATAGTAGGAACAGGCATGGATTACTCCTTATAATTTTCCTTATCAGTTTAGTAGCGATCCGCGCCTGTCAAGAGCACGGAGATTTCGTCGCCGTCAGCGCCAGAGGCTTGCAAGGCCACTGCAATACGCCGTCCGTTGTCCGTTGTAGTCTCAATCATGCGCCCGGTAGAATTGCAGCGCAGAGTTTCGCCGAGCGTGATCGTGCTGGTACCCGCAATAGCCAGGGCAACGCCCAGCATCGCCACGTCCGCCGGTTCACCCGAAGCCGGATCGTTCTGGACGATACCGATCACAACGTCGGTCGAGGCCGCCACTGAGATCACCTGCCCGGCAGTAGACGCGGCCTTGACGCCGTGATACTGTTTGGCAGCTAGGCTTGCACCGGCCACAAGGCCAACGGGGGAAATATATTTTTGATGTACGGAAGTCATTGATTACTCCTTTTTGGCCGTCTTACGCCCAACCACCGCAAAGAGGTTGGGGTTCTCGGCTTTCACGGCTTCATAAGCCGCTACATAATCAGTATTTTCGTGTTCAGCTTGGTAAGCCTTAATCAGCGCATCCACGCCCTTAGAATCATCGGCGGGAGGCAGAGCATCACTACCTTTCTCCCCAAGCAGCTTGGATTCGTCGATCTGCGCCGAGAGCGCGCGAAGCTGCTGGAGCGCCCAAGCACGGGTCTTTTCGGGCATCCCGGCCAGGTGGTCGATAACGGTCTCGGCATCCTCGCCAGTAACCAAGCTGGTAAATGCCGCGCCGTACTCTTCGGTCGCAAACTCGCCTCGAATTGCGGTTAACAACTCGGCCTTAGCCCTTTCTGCTTCCATCGCCTCGATTTTCGCAGCATAATCATCGCGTTCTTTTTGCAAGGCCGTAAATTCTTCGGGTTTGATAGAAGGCTCCTCGGATTTCGGCGCGGGAGGCTTCTGGCTGAATAGCGAAACAACGCTGTCCCAAAGAGTGCGGGGAACTGCTACGGTTTCTTCTGGCATCTCTAACTCCTTTTCTTTATGTGTATAAATCGCTGCCGCCTCACCAAGATAGGGCGTATGCAACAGCGCCATTCCTAAAATAATCGGCGGCTCAACTTTCGATCCGTCCGGCATCTCCATCGGTTCATCCCAAATTACTTCGGGAGAGTGATAGCGATAATCGCCCTCGTCGAAAGCAAGTCTCCCCTTTGGGGTGGTTTCGGTTAAGGCATAAACGCCATCATCTCGAACTTCCAGGCCAATGATGTGTCCGCCAGCAGGGGCTTCGTCTGCGTGACTCCCCAGCTTGATTGGGGGTTTGAAATTCGGCAACCTGAACCGGGACGCTAATGCAGGGGTGATATTGCGGGTTACGCCGCCGCGCTTAAGCTCCCCGAACGGGAACAGCCGCACTGCCTCCCCCGGCGTTACGTTGACATAGCTTTCATTGGAGATAAAAACCTGTTCGGTGGTCATGTTCTCCCTTGCGTGCATCGCCGCAATTTGAGCGCCTGCCGCTTCTGGCGTGGCGTGGCAGCCCATCTTCTGGTCGGTTCCTTTTTTGAACACGCCATGAGGCTTGTCTTCTGGGCATCCTTCTTTGCGGGTTTCGTATGGCATAATAAAAAAGCGCCTGGTTTTTCCAGGCGCTCTTGACGCTCAATAGGAAGACACGGGCGCTCAGTGGCGCGCAGGTCTACATAAAGTATAAACGATTGTTTAGTAAGTTGTCAAGCTAAATCCGGCATATTTATAATACCTACCAAGTCGCGTTCCTGCCCCAATGACTCTATTTCACTTAGAGTGTCGGCCAGCCAGTTTTCCCCTGCTTCGCCACCATGCTCGAATAACATAGAATAGCCACCCCAAAATACCCAAAATCAATATTGTCGAGCCAACAAGGTATATTGTAAAGTAAACTCCCTCGCTCCAGTTTGGATGATTGCCCCTCAAGTTAAAGGGGTCAAAGGCAAAGGCAAGCAACGAAGCTATAACGGTTAGCCCCAGGATGATTAATTCTTTACGCAACTTCATCATTAACTCTCCTTACCAATCGTGAGTACCCTGTCTGAAGGTCTGCATGGTATTATTCTATCCCAACACCTACAATGAGGGAATACTCGCCAAACGAAATCTCTACCGCCGCCCAATCTACAGAATATTCTAAGTGAAAACTCATTTTTGCTCCTCTAATTCAGCTATCTCAAACACCGATATTTTACCACATCTCGGACATCTAATCTGTATATGCCCGTCTTTTGGCAGATGTCCACGAAACAATAACCGCCCGCAACTGCGGCAGCGAAAGTCGTAATGTCGGATTGCTTGTTTCGTGGACTGTTGCGCTGTCATGCGCCGCGGCCCTCGATGAACTCAACCATCTTCTCCACGGCCTTGTCGAACAACTCCATGATCTTCTGGTAGGACAGCCCAATCACTTGTTCAAGCCGCCACCAATATTGCGACATGAATTGTGATTGCTGCCCTCGCTCCCCAATTACATAGGGAGCATAATTGAGATTGGTTCCGAAATGTCCCTCCTGGACATTCGCCCCTAGCTGGCGCACCTCGAAAATGTCCGGCTGCCCCAGCTTTTGTCCCGATTGGCTGACGCCGAGCGTCCTTCCCATAGTTCCTGTTCGATTATAGGTGCTTGTGGCCGGTGCTGGCACATAGGGGGGCACATTCTCCCAGAATACGAATAGGGACGCCTTTATCGTTTCGGCAATTACCGCGATAAATTTGCGGGGAGCTTGTTTCATGCGCTCCTGGATCTCTTCCAAATTGCGGATTTCGACGATCTTAGGCATCGCTAAGCCCGCTCAACATAACCCTTCCCCATACAGGTATAGCAAGTTTCCAATCCATGCCTGTGTAATGCCATAGGAGGCGAACCGGTACTAGAATACCCTATTTCCATCCCCCGTCCCTTGCTGTTCCAATATTTAATAAACTCTTCGCCTCTTCCCTTGCCCCCGCAAGTTGGGCAGGGCATCATGGTTTGCTGGAAAATCAAGTCCGATCCCTCTAACCTGTCCTGCATCATTTCACGCAAAACGTTATCCGCCTCTTCTTCAATCTTGTTTTCTATTAATCCACGCAGGAATTTCATTACGATTTCCTTTCTTCAAAAAACTTCACGAATTCATCGGGGACTGGTTCTTCTTTGGTATTCTTTAAACCCCCGCGTGATTTCTTTAGCGCCAGAGCATATTCTTTTAGGGCATCTTCTGCCGCCTCTCTAAGTAAAGGAATATCGGACACCCAAATTATTAACATAGTCTCAAGCATTATGATCTTTTGGGCCAGTAAAGCAAAGTAGTTCATGGTGCCGCCAATATCCTTTCTAGCCGCTCCTCGAAGCGGGCAATTGAGACTACGGGCAAAAGCCGGCACCGGCAATTGTGGGTTATAATATTATTGGCAAAAAACATTCCGCTATCCGTTTGGAGATTGTAAACATGACCAGAAAAATACTCGTTCCTAATCTCGATGATTTGCTCCGCCGCTATGTGGCCGGGGAGTCCGAAAATGCTTTGGCTAAGGAATCGGGCATCAACCGCTTCACCTTCCGCACCCGGTTGGTGGAGGCCGGAATAATCCCGCGTAGTCAATCCGAGGCCGAGTTGATTAAGTGGTCTAGGATGTCCGCAAGGAAACGTGCTACCCAAGTCGCTGCCGCCCATGAAGCCGCCCGTGGGCGTAAAGTCTCTTTCGCCGAAAAGTGCCGAAGGGCCAAGGCTATTGAGGGAAGCAAAACCCATAGTGTCTCTGACAATGAGATTGTTTTGGGCAATTGGTTGCGTGGCATGGGATATGCCCCAATTCATAATCTCGCGGTTGGGCCTTATAACTGTGATCTCGGAATTAGCGCCGTCGCCGTGGAAGTCTGGGGTGGAGGTTGGCACCCGAAACCCAATGAGGCCGATAGATTCAAATACATTCTCGATGCGGGGCATCATATTATGATTGTTGATCTGGAACAACGCAGATTCCCTTTGTCCCGCAAGGTTCTCCAACACATCATCGCCCTGATTGAGTTTGCTGGCAGCAATCCAACCATTACGCGTGAGTATCGGATGGTTCGGGGTAACGGCGAGTTCGTTTTTCGCCGTCTTAATGATAATAATATCTCCCTCATACCACCGTTTACTAGCCGCCGCAATCCCGCCAATGGGCAATACCAACGAGTTCCCAGGTAAACAGTTTACATGTGCTGGGGGGCCTGCCTTCGGTTCCCATTCCCCTAGACCTCCTGCGCCAGGAATCGGAATAAACCAATTGCCCTCTAACGCAACTATCGTATTATCTAAAGGGGCGCAAATCGGACAAACCAACTCGTCCCGCGCCGTCATCCACCGCTTCTCGCCTACTACCCCCGAACTTGCCCACATCATCTGATTACCTTGCGAGTAAATACGGGTCACTTCCGTTGTGGCAATCGTGGATACTCGCTGTTCGCCAAAGATTGGGATAAGCCGCGCCTCTAGCGCCGGAAGCGCCGCGCCCTCGCGTATCCAGGCCTCGATAGCGCGCATCACCTGCTTGCGAGTAGTCTCGCTAATGCCGAAGATAGTATTGAGTCGATAGAGATTAAGATACTCGATAGCCGCCGTGTTGAAAACATCCCAGCTTATGAGCAGACGAGCTTCGGGAGGCAGCGTGTTTATTCCGCTCTCGCCTCCGGCCAGGAGGGTAAGGACTACAATCTCAATGATGTCCCGCCAGAGATTGCGCTCCTCTTCGTTCCAGAATTCCTGTTCGTAGAGATTAGCCATCCTTGCCTAAAAAGTCGGCCCCATCAACTAATACTAAAGGTAATATATCCCCTTTGACATTGCAGGGCCACACTGGTATATAAGGCTTGAAATGAGAGATACAATCATCCCCATGATCTTCGGGATACCACGGCGAATCGGGTTGGAGAATTGCCCCACATCCCAGACATTTATGAAAAGGGTATTTATCATCCACTTCTCAATCCTTTCGCTGCCGCGATAATCCGGCGGCTCTGCTCGTTGAAAAACCGCTTGAATCCAGACGCCCACTTGCCCTCCCATTCCCGCCGCTCATCATCATCAGGACTTGCGCCAACCGCGTAACGTTCCGCCCAGACATCGACGTCAAATTCGCCCTGTGGTTTTCCGTTCTGCTTCTGGAAAGCCTGATTCCGTATCTGCTCCTTTTCCATCTCCTGCTGACGCTTTTCCTCCCTTGCTGCCCGAATTGCCTCTACGTCCAGTTTGGGCAACCCAAATGCTCCACGTAGCCAGACCTCATCCTCCTCTGTCCACGTAAGTTGCGGGGCGAGTCTCTGGATAGACTCGGATACGACATTGGCGTCTATATCCCCGGCGGGGGAATGCTCAAGTCGTAGCCCATCAGCCTCTAGGCCATTCAAGCGCATAAGCCGCGGCAGGGCAATTTTGGTAATAGTCTCCGAAACGATGTCTGCGATAACGTTCACCGACATGTTGAACAAGTCAGTTTGGTCGCGGCTCAGGCTTAGTGCCCCCACTCTGTCCATGCCTAGCATCAGAAATTGTGCAAGCACAGACATGAGTATCCGCTTCTCGTAGCGGTTAATAATAGCGTCGACGTCGAACTGTTTGCTTCCACCTGCCGAAAGCAATTCCAGTGTCCACCCAGGCGGGAGGGCAACGCCAGCTTGCTCGTCGTTGCGAATATTGCGGACGAGGCGCACAGCACGTCCATAATCAGTGGTTTCGCTGTCTGTTTCAGTGGGGTCGGCACCCTCGGGAAGAGTAATCACGGGCAACCCCGCCACATCACGCTCGACTCCGATACCCTCAAGCATCTGGAAGTTTTTTACAAAATAATATGAGGTATACGCCGTGCGCAGAATACTGCGCCCTTCGGGATTATTGCGTTCCACACGCGCCCGATAAATAACAAGTTTCTCAATGGGCAGGAATACACCCTTGATCGCCGTTGTGGTGCGCTGCCAAAAGCCCTCCATTCCCCCAGCCTCATCCAGTTCCCAGCGCCATATCGTATCCTGGCCGCGAAGAGCCAGCTTGCGCCACAGTATCCGACTACCATCGCGCTTATAAACAATCTCAAAGGGAGAGAAGCCGAAGGGGAGGAAAGTCAACGCTTCGATGATATGGTCGTTCCAGGAGTTGCTCATGTTCTCGCGGCTATCATTCAGAATTTCAAGCCGCGGGTCATTTTCACCGTTTTCGCTGGTGAACTGCCACTCCACAGAACGGACGGCTTGTTCGATTGCCATGAGCATCGCACCAACGACGGGGGAGTTTAGGCGCATTTCTTCGTAACGCTTGTAAGCCTCCTGCCCTCGAAGTTCTCGGAGGAAATCCTGCTGGATGATACCGGCCCATTGTGTCAGGCCACTGGAACCAAGTTCGGTAAAGTTATTTGGCATCTTTGTTTCCTTTATCAATAATGAGAACATGTTCTCCCACTAATACTCCATTCCTATAAACCCCCGAAAAATAACCGCCAATAGTCCCATCTTTTCGCCGCCACAGTTGCATTGAATCCCAAGCGATTGCCTCATTTGCGGTTTCTATCATCTCCCCAAGCAATTCCATACCATCGGCACTAAATACTATAGTGGCTTCTTTAGCTCCCATATTCGTCCTCCTCTATTTCGGGATAGGGAAGCTCAATAGGAATAATGGATGTGGAGTTGGGATTAATCAATGTCTCTTCCATCGGCTGCCCCCCCAGCTTTTTTCTAGAGAAAATGCCCATAATGCTATTCCACCCATAACCAATAGCGACGCCCCGAAAGCATCTCGCCCCGCTATTGCGAACCAAAGACCACATAAAACAAATATAGAGCCTAAGGCAAAGATTATCAATCTCAGTACCGTTTCCATCGGCTACCTCCACTTGCATCTTGTGCATTCCACTTGCTTTTCTGCTCCGCTTGTTTCTTCGGCAGACTAACCGCCTTCCGCAAATCCCACCATGCCCAGTATGCCGCATCCGCCAAATCCAGGGGCTTGCGCGGAAAGCGGCGCAACGAAATCTCTAAGCGTGTGTGCGTCCCAATCACGTGTACAACCTTGCCAAGTTCGTAATCCACCAGCATCTGAGAACCGCGGTGGGTCTTAGGGCCATGTCCTGCGCCAGCCTTTTCTTCGACCATCGGTGGAATCGCCTGGTATTTCAGCTTTCCTGTCCGGCGTAGCTCCTCAGCAACTTTATTATACACCGAGTACCACGTATCACCACCCTGGTCAGTCTCTACCCCGACGTGCTGCGCCTTAACCTCCACGGCAATGTCAATAGCGCGCCGCAATGCGTCTTCGGGGGAGGTGATGCCCTCCCAGGAATAGAGCCGGTATAGAATGCCCTTGTTCGAGATACCGTCAGCCTGAATACCCATGCTATCGCTCTGGTCAGTAGCCGTGACCGCCGGGTCAACCCAAACCACGGTGCGCACCAAGCCGGGGATTTCATGCCGCTCGCAGTGCCGAAATTCGACGTTATCATACATGCCCCCGGTGAGTTCGACCTCCTGCTGGACTTCGCGGCGAAAAGCTGTGAACCCCATCTGATCCATCTGCAACTGAGCAATCGAGAGATTTTGCCCCTCCCAGATCGGTGTCCCTGCCGAAATATAATGCCGTCCGGTATCATCCTGGTCATAGGCCACGTCTTTGATTGCCGGGAACGGGCCACTTACAATCCGGTTGATAAGATAGTCCGCCTCCTGTGTTGCGATACCTGCCAAGCGTGCCGCGACACCTTCGGGGATAATTAGGTTTTGGATAAACAGCGCCGCCAGATTGCCCAGCGCCCCAGCAGGGAGAATATCATGCGTAATAATCTCCTCTTTTTTCGTCGTGGTTGCTAAGGTGTCCTGTTTCCCGTCGATGTCATCGAAGATAATCATTTCTGGGCGTCGCTCTTCCACCTTGCCGCCGCGCTTGGCCGTGTCCAGCCCCATCGCGTCTACGGTCAGCCCGCTAGCCGTTCTAAGACGGTTTCGACGCCAGCCGCGGGAATGTCCGTATTTGCTAAGTGCCCGGTCTGCAAGCTGCGGGTCATAGCGGGGAAGGTTCTCGGCCTCCAGCATAGCGGCGATATTCTCGACGCTGCGATCTGCCTGTTCTTGGGTCTCACGTACATACCAGATGTAATGCCTGACCCTCCGATGGCCTACAGCGACTACCGCCCCCTCTGCTCCGGTGGACTTGCCGCCGCCGCGAGGCCAGATCGCAACGAAGGGAGGAGGCTCCGCATCCTCAGTGATACCCCACACCCACTCCCAGAATTCGGCGTGATGTTCTCCGAAGGGGATACTGAATAGGCGCGGGTACATGGCAGGAAGCCAGCCCCGCCAGTCGGTCGGCGCGTCCATGCGCGCTTGCCGCCTAAGACGCTCGACCTGTAGTAACTGGTATGCCTGCGGACTCAAATAGTTCGCGAGCAAGCCCATCTCCTAGTTCCTTTGTAACTTGTTCCTGTGTAACCTGCCCGGAGAGAATAAGGGCGGTTATTTCCTGCCGCCAATCAACACTAACCTCTCGTTTCTCTAGCCGTGACCAGCGGTCGGAATGCCGCCTCTCTAAAATCCACGCCGCAGCTTGCCATGTCCCATCCTGTGCCGCCTTATGGATACGAGTAAGTAATATCCGTTCACCTTCCGCTTCCGCCTTTTTTAACGCCTCTAAAAACTCCACATAGACATTACGGCGGCTTGCCTTTTCACCCTTCGCCTTCCACAGATATAAAGTGGAAACCCCAATACCCGCCGCCTCTGCCGCGGATTCGTAGGTAAGGCCAAGCTGTACGCCCTTGATTATGGCGTTTTGGGTTTCAGAGGTTAACTTACTGGGTCTGCCCATTTTATTACGCTACAAGTTCCGGCGTCTCGCCGGTCATCTCGTGCCAACCTTCGCCAATACCATCCCGTAGTTATTAATACCCTCTGGAATTTCTATATCTAGCTTTTTCTCAAGCCGGTTATCCTTGAACGGGCGATAATCCACTTGGTGTTGCCAGCGTCCCCACTTCCACGTTATTTTTGTAACGTCAGGATGCTGCCGGACAAGAGACTGCGCCATAAGTAACCTACCATCCCGATTATCTGATTTATACAGATCCTCAGTATTCCCGCCTTTCATGGTCATTGTAGGCATCTTCTGCGCCCAAAACGCCTGAAATAATATCGTACACCAACCATCCTTTAATACCCGAAGGGACAGGTCGATATCCTCATTATAGCGGCCACGCCATCGGTAGGGAATATCGTTTTTTATTAGAATACAGGAATAAATCCTCGTATTAAGACGGAATGGAGGATCCTTTTCTTTGCTTCTAATAAACATAAAATATTGGGGGCCAGATAATGCCACATTCTTATACCTATCCGTAAAATCCTCCATCGCCTCAAATATCGCTCCCGTTAATACGGGTATTTTTCTATTATTATTATACCTGCCAAACGCGCGGATATTATCATCTAGCACCCAGTGCCTTTCTACCCCTAGCTCTATGGCATGTTCCCATACCCAGTTGCGCGCCGGGATTGACCTCTGCCCTAAATTACTAAATGGCAATACTAGAATTTTATCGGGGTTAATTACTGCTGCATAATTATCATATTCCTGGGATTCAACAACTATATGGTAGGGAATCCCCATTCGTTCCAGCGCCTTACTGGTAAGTCTCGATTCCCATCGCCCCTTAGAAATTATATAAATCGGATAGCTAAGATTCGACATAGGCTTCACTAAAATCGTTTTATTTCTTCGCCTTCGGAAACCAAATACTACGTGTATTCTCTGTAAGGGGCTGATCTATTAGTTTGGAAAATGGCTCTATATCTTCTAGCGATGCGAAATGTACCTTTATTATTTTTACTGCCGCCAGATCCTCGTTATCGGTTTCGGGCATCCCCTTCCAATGCTCGTCGAAGTTAATAGGATTATCAATTCCTAAGTCATGTTCCGTAAACCCCCAATCTAACAAGTCGTCTACTTCAAACGCGTTCGCTAAAGTATCCCAATTCCAATCCCCACTATTTTTATTCAGCCGGATTGCAAGCTCCTCAGCCTCCCGCTCCGTAAGCTGGCGGTCAGGATAGCGCACGTCTACTTCATCGCCGGGCTTTGCGCCATTGGACAGCAGTACCCGTTTACGCATATGCCCCCCGATCAGGCTGCCGTCCGCGTTCACAATCAATGGATCGGCAAGGCCAAACTCTTCGATGCTGCGTTGGATATGTTCGGCATCATGCTTAGATAGTTGCCTCGGATTATTCTCCCACTCCTGTAATTCCCCGAGGCGCATTTTCTTGGTTGACCAAGTAATAGATGTCATGTCAGCTTTCGCTTAAACGCCAAGATGCGCCGAGCCATAGCGGTTTCTCGGCCATTCTTTACCCATCTTGGCAAACAGATTTTGCATCTGGGGGTATTATACACCAAATGTCTCAAAATTCGTATTAAAGCTGCGGTTTTGACACTGGTTTTATACATCAATTGCACGAGAATTAGACGTTGGTCGTTTACACTTAGGATAGTGATTAATCCCCCGCCGCCGGGTAGAGCGGCAAGGAGACCAAACCATGAAAACATATCTTGTAGGAGACCTGGAACTGACCTCGGATTATTGGGAATGTGAATGTGCGGATAATTACATTCATCCCGCCACGCACTACTCCTGTCATGCCTGCCATGCCCTGCGGGATGAACAACCGGATGCCAGAGCCAACGAGGTAAGAAAGTACATCTTCAACGAGATTGCTGGTTAGCTTGCTCCTCCTCCGACTGCCTCTCACGAAAGGAGAATACACAATGTATCAGTGCATAATCAAGAACCACAGCAAGCAAGTAGAATCGGCGTCCACTCGCGAGACGGTAGCGGAATGCGCCGCATGGTTTGCAGAACACGAAATCGGGTTTTACGACAACAAAATGATTACTCGAACCATGTACAAAGATGGCAACACAATCACCAGATTTGTATTTTGTCCCTCAAAATAGCTTGCCCGCCGTCATACTGCCTCTCTCCAACGTGGGAGGCAGGAGAGGGCGAACGAGCCCGGAAAGGATAGACCGATGATCTGCGAGAAGTGTTGGGCCGATGCCTATATGCGTCACCTGGACACCGGCAAATCGCAATACGCTTGCTACCTCGAATTACTAGAGGAGCGCAAGGATAGCCCTTGTCATGTTGAAAAACCCGACGGCGAAAACTGGTGCCCCGTCTGCCAGGAACACATGCTCACCGTCGAGGACAACTGCATCGAGTGCGGCACGCGCACGCGCCCGATAGGAGAATAGAACATGAACCCCGAAGAAATCAGGAAAAATATGGACTCACAGGAAGACCGGATCGCCCAATATCAGGACATGGGGCGTTTGTCCTCATTCGAGTTGGAGATGCTTGTCATCGAGCGCGTGAAAGCCTATGCGCTCCTGAACATCGCCGAAACCCTAGGGGAACTTATACCATCTGGAATTGATGAGGCAGTCAAGATTTGGGGAACGGGAGAATCCAAATGACCCCCGAAGCTCTCGCCCTGTCCGCCGTGCTTGCCCTCAGACAGGAATATCGGAAATAACTTGCTCCTCCTCCGATTGCCTCCCTCTCACGAGGGAGGCAGTAGCGGGCGAACAAGCCCGGAATAGACGATGGCAAAATCACACAAGGAGAATAGCATGAAGCACATCATAACCCCGGAAATCTTGCAGACCTTTGGCCCCTGCTCCCCGGCCAAAGAGGAGTTCGAGGAGCAATTCCCGAAGGGGCTTGACATCGGGCCGTTATGGGGCACGGTGGAAGTGGCCGACGCCAAATGGCACGAACTACTTGCCGATGCCCTGCTCAAAAAGCACATAGGCTGGGCGATCAAGGAAGGTATCCTCCCCTCCCGCATCCGGGCCGACCTGATCGGGGCCGACCTGAGATGGGCCAACCTGAGATGGGCCAACCTGAGCGGGGCCGACCTGAGATGGGCCAACCTGAGCGGGGCCGACCTGAGAGAGGCCAACCTGAGATGGGCCAACCTGAGCGGGGCCGACCTGAGATGGGCCGACCTGATCGGGGCCGACCTGAGAGAGGCCGACCTGAGAGAGGCCAAGGACAACGAATACACCATATGGCCGGAGGGATATAGCCCTCCGCAGGAGGCCAAATGACCCCCGACACCCTTGCCCTTGCCGCCGTGCTTGCCCTCGTCTTCGTGACCGCCCTTGTCCTGGCCTACCTGCGCCTCACCAAGCCGAGGGCGCGCACTCGACCCATAGGAGAGTAGACGATGACCCCTGACGAAATCGCCAATCACTGGCAATCAATATCCCTGCACCTGGAAGTAGCAGGGAAACACTTGAAGGCGGCAGGGAAGCATCTAATCGCATTGCAAGACCGCATTCATTACAACTACGAGGACTATGGTGGCGACGACCTGATTGCACTAGCTATCGAGGCCGAGCGCCGCGCACAGGAAGCACTAATGGAGGCCACAAAATGACTGACCAATTTGATTATGAAGCATTGGGGTTGCCGTGGGCATTTTTGAAAAGTTATGACAACATCGCCTCGGAATGGAGGGCGGGGCGGCACACGATTCGCGACAAAGAGGAATGGAATATCGCTCGTGTTTGGGAGGGGATAGAGAATAGCGGACGTTCCCAAGAGGTTGCAGACAATCAGGCCGCCTACATCGTCCACGCCGCCAATCTGTATCCCGAATTGGTGGAATTGGCACGGCAAATTGTATTAGAGGATGAGGAAAGCCCCATGAGCATCCCCGCCGATATTGTCAAGGCCGCCCGTGCCATCCTCGCCAAAGCGTGGGAGGCCAAATGACCATCCTCCCGCTTGACTCCCGCCAAAAGCTACTCAAGGCATTCCCGCCCCATGCTGATTTGAGGGGCTATAGTCACATGCCCCCCGAAGAGGCCGCCCGGCGGTTCCGTCTTACAACGGGGCACGAACCGAAAACCGCATACGTGTGTGGCAATCTGTTGTTCCTAACTGCTAAAGAGGAGAGTTGAAATGATCCCCGCCGCCTGCGCCCTCTTCCTGCTACTCGCTATCCTCGTTGTCTCCTGGTTGCGCTGGGAGCATCTGCCACGGCATCGGGAGAATTGCGAAACTAATAGGCGATTTGCAAGAGCCTCAAAGAAATAGCTGTGATATAATTGGGGAAGCCAGGGAGAATAAGAACCCCAACCTCGCAAAGCGCATGAAAATGCCCCGCCATAACGACGGGGCATTTTCTATCCTCCCGCCAACTGAAAGCAAGCCCTAGTATCGCTTCCAGTTGCCAAAACGATGCCCCGCTAATCACGGGGCTTTTTCTATCTCGAAGATTAGCAGGCCGATTCTCGTTTCTCCGTGGTCGTCTGCTGCTCGCTCACTGGACAACCTCGCTCTGCATCTGCTCTAGCTCCTCCCTCCCATCATAGCTGTTATGTATCACCAGCACCCCGCCATCCTCTACATACTCCACCCTGGGGGAACAGTGGCAGTGCGCCGATTGGTTATGTTCGAACAAATCATCTACGGGCAAAACATGTATCGTCTCGCTCATACCTGGATTGTAGCAGAAAGCGGGGGGGAATGCAAGTATGCCATACAGTTTCAATCCGCCAGCCAATTCCCCTCAATCATCCCCACGCCCACTCCTCTAATTGCTTCAATATCTCACACTTGCGCGCGATCCATTCCGCGGGCGTGACCCCGTTCGCCTGTATCTTGCGCCTTAGTTCGCAGTATTCCAGGATCAGCGCCTTCGCCTCTTTGGGTGTCAGCTTCGGTTCTGCGGGATTGTGATTGCCGTCCACATGCCGCCTGAAATCGGTCACGGATGTGTCATTCTCCGCCGCCATTCGTAAGTCCTCAATGATCTCGCGAGGCGGTATCTCATACTTGCGCATCAGCGTTCCTGCCGCCTCGAAATGGGAGGGGGATAGCTGCCATTTGATTTTGCGGATGACTGCAACTTTCTGGAAGTCGCGGTAGGTCTGGCCAGCCTGGGCGCGGGCGTACAGCTGCCGAACCCCAATATTAAGCCTGGCCGCGTCCTCCCTTGTCCGCGCCCCGTTCCGGTCATAGTTGCCGATGATGCGCGAGAGCGCCAAGCACATCACCCATTTGTCGTAATCCGATTGGGCTTTGTGGGCTATGGCGCGGCGGAGGTTGTGGTTCATCTAAATAATGGCTTCCAATTTGAGGGGAAAATAATTGCGTGGAAATGAAAAAATCCCATCCTGAAATTAATTTCTGGGGACAATTGCCAATGACAATCAAATCCAACACCGAATTCCCACATATTAATGTACAAATGAATTCTCATCCATGCCTTTTCGTGAATTAACTTTCCAAGCTTCCTGTGATACGGATTGCCCAAATTATCTATCAGCACGCGGTTGTCAAAAAGTCCGATGGGGTTTCCGGTAAGGGGAAGATAGACCGCTGCCCATTGCGAAAAACGTTTCAGTGTACCGAATATCATTTCTGCTCCTCCAGCACATCGGCGATGGCATTAGCGAGGTCGTCGAGGTCGCCGAAAAAGAAATAGGCTTCCCATATCTCAACGACCTCAAATCCACGTCTCTCATAACCAGATACCAATATATTCTCGACTTTGGTTATAAACTTGGCAGGCTGCTCGCGCAACCATTGCTGGCACATCCAATTCGTTTCGGGAGTGGGGTCGGAGCAGAAGCGCAATTCGCTACGGCGCCTACTGTTTTTCTCGTCGGGAGACAACCAGTGGTCGCCGCCCAAATGTCTCCACCCCAGCGTCTCCGCAACCAGCTTGTCTCGTCGTGCGTTCATTGGCTGTTCTTCCACTCGTTGAGGGCCTCTCGTACCGCATCCCAATTCTTGCCGCTATGCCAACCTAGCCATTTGTCTGCCGCCTCTGCTACTCGTATTAGGAGAATGAGGTCAGTCCAGTCTTTGGCCAAATCTTCTAGCGCCTTTTCGAGTCCGCACGTACATGGCAAGTGCTCTTGTCCATATTCAATACAGGCACAATCTACCAAGTGCCCGGCAAAATCTTCTATTTTCACAACTCCACCTCCGCGGGCGGCGTCTCCTCGTGCCCCTCGGTCACGTCCACCCAAAAGTTATCATCCTCGGTGAACCCAAATAAGTCCGCCTCTTCGGGAGTCAATTCAAGAGGGGGGTTGGGGTGGCGCTTCACGAACCACTCCGAGAATGCTATGAGGGATTTCATCGCAACGCTATCACTTTCTCCGGCTTCATGTATTCCGGCTTATCGGGATTAGGCTTCACAGAAATAACCGCAGTTGTGAACTCCTCGAACGTGACCTCGTCCTCCGGATTCCACTCTTTGTAGAGAGATAGTTCACCATACATTTCAATGGTTTCCGGCCACAACGAAACGCCATACTGCGTAAAATGCCCACCATAAACCCGAATGTAGGGCTTTCCCGCCTTCGTGTAGTTCAACTTCATGTAATCAATCTCAAATTCTTCGTGAGGTTGCTCTGATGGGGGCTTCGGGACAAATGGCAGGGCCTCTGCATCTCCCTGGCCGGACATTTGGACAGTGGGCTTTTGCTCTTTTAGCAGGGGCATGGCTTGGTCTTTGACACTGGCCTTTGCCGCCTCCCACAATGCCGCAATGTTCGCCGTGGTCTCCTCCGGCGTTTCGCGGGGGTCAATTACTCCCTCAATGGTGAGTTCGAGGTGCGCTTGGTTATAGTCTTTGAGGTTGATTTTGCGCCCGTAGGTTACTGTTACTTTGCTGATGTCCATTTCAATCTCCTTCCAGAATTTGTCCTATCATTTCGCTTTCTTTGGGGACTTTGGCCGTTTTTCTAGTAGGTGTTTCTCGCTCTCGTATTTCTGGTCAAGTCCCAGGTGGTCAAGGATGAGATAAACCAATTGCCCGATCTTAGGCCGCTTAACATCATGCGTCATACCACCCCAAAATGTCCACGAGCTAAACGTCCAAATATCCATTGCTGATGCGTTGGGGCTGGAAATGTTCTGGGCCTCTTCCAATTCTTCCACCCTTCTTTCGAGGCTTTCGATTTTCTCTTTTAGTTCCTTATCATTCCAAATCATGAGGTTCTCCTTCTAGGGCAAGCCCTATCATTCGATGAATCTGTTCGTCTCTCAATTCCGGCGGCCTCCGAAAATCCCAATTCAGGAAGCCCGCCTTATCCAGTTTCAGCATCCGCCGGATATGCGCCTCTCTCGCCTCCGGCCCTTTGTCCGAGCGCGTTCCCACGTTACAGGAATGGCAAGCGGCGGCGAGGTTCCATTCCTGGTCAACCCAATCCCTAATATCTTTAGCCGTGTGTTTGCCCTTGCGGTCGCCGAAGAGGATGTGCGCCACCTGATAGCCGCGGCCCTCGCAATGGGGACCTCGAAGCTGGCAGGTGTAGCCGTCCCGCTTCAAGACGGATTCGTGGAGGTCAGGGGTTATCATGTATTGCCCAAATTTCGAGAGACGACAGGCTTGCGCCCACAATCATTTTGTGGGACGAAGGGAACAAGCGTAACAACCCATTGGGGAGACAATCAATTAACCATCCAGAGGGACGGGTCTCATTAAATACGTCCTCGCCCGCACCATGCCTCTCAAGCCAGTTGTGCCCATACCCTCCAATCCCCTCAATGTGTATTACATCTGAACAGCCACTTACCTGAAATAGCGGAGCATTGTTTTTCACGGCCACGAAGCTCATGCAACGGTAACCGGAATCGTGAAAATGGCCTATTTCCCATATATCATGAGATTTGAATAGGGGGGACAATCGCGATAACCTTTTCCGCAGCCAGTATTTTGCCAGTCCCACGTAATCAGTCCGGGCCGGCAAAATTATCAGACTATCACATTTCGTTTCCTTATCCCAAGCCCTAAAAGGGATTGCGCTTAATTCTTTAATTGTCCAGTCGTCTATGTGTTTCGCATTCATCCGCAAGATCCTCCGTGGGGGCTAATGCCGCCTCTTTGTCTCGATATATGCCGCCAGAAAAGAGGCCGCAAGCCCAATAACGATAGTTAGCATTATTGCTATTGGGGCAGACATTTCGTTCATTCCTTCGCTCCTTCCACTATGCGGGCGTGGGTTTTGCAATAGAGATTGGCGGGGCCATGTCCAGGATAATGAAGACATTGGTAATCATAGCGTTTTATCCGATAAGCACAAAATCGGGGGACAAACCCCATATCCCTAGAAGTGCCATATTTTGTTTGCTGCGCCTCTTCCAGCGTCTTAGGAGGGTTTATCATTCGCCTCTCTCCATCCTTTCCACCTCATCCGCCATCCGCTCCAACTCGGCGGCAACGGAATGAGGGATATGCCCGAATTCGTCCAATGTCCGGTCAGCCAGCGCACCCCGCGCATCCCACAGCTTCTTTGCGGCGAGTATCCGTTCTGGAACGGGATGCGAGGTTGCGCCGATTTGTTCCCAGCCGATTACCGGCTCTTTGTGTAGGGGATTATAGGTTAGCATCGGTATCCTCCAAATCGGCGAGGGCAATAGAAATGATGCAGTCGCTTGAATGTCTGTCGTTCTTATCCGAGCCACACCAAAAGCAATATCCCTCATCATCCCTAAATTCCAGTTTTCTTAGCACGGCTGTTTGAAGCCGTACCCTTTCGATGAGGGCGGGGACGTCTCCAAGCGAAACAATCATTGCAACCATATCAGAGCTATAATCATTTGAGGCTACAGCACTTGTTTGTGCCACAGAAAAACGCTGCTCAATCTCTTTTAGGTTCATCGCGTCTCCTCATTATTTTGCGGATGTCTGCTAAATTCAAGACAAGCTTATCACAAAGCCTGAGCAGGATATATCCCCCAATAGTACTAGTACCTATGGGGGATATATTTTCCGGCTCACTCTGTGGTATTCTAATTCTGTGACTGCTGCGGGTAAACCTTCCCTGCACCTATACGATAAGGCCGGTGACGCTTCGGCGTGGAGGTTTGCCTTATCTCACACCAGGAGAATAAAATGATAGGCGACGAAATCCTCACCCCCGAAGGGCCGGGCACGATAGTGGGCTACAAGATGTTCAAAAATATGTGGGAGGGCTATATCGTCCTGCTCTATTCGGGGCAGATAGTTTGTTGGAGGCCGAAATGAGCCAGGGACATAAAGAAACCCAAAAATTCCAAGCGAGCCACCAGAACGAAGAAACCCAGAGCCTCTAAGCGAGCCCTCAAATTAAAGAAGCCCTTAGTGCCCAAGCGAGCCATGATCCACAAGAAACCCAATGAAAGCAAGCGATGAAAAATTCCCATATCTATGAAACATTACTCAAACAGCAGCAAGGTGTCTGCGCGCTTCAAGTCTCGCCTGAATGTTTAGGGCGGCAAGGGAGACTTCCCGACCGATACCTCACTCACATCGATCGAATAACCTCCGGTGCGTATGGCGGGAAATACGAATTGGGAAATTGCCAACTCATCTGCCTAGAGTGTGATTGGGAGAAGGAAGGAAATCGCCCGGCCTCCCAGCATCCGCAATTGGCCGCGGCTCATCGCCAATACAAAATGTGGCAGATAGAATATGGGCGAATGGACAGAAAAATCCGCGCTTATCAAGGAGACTTAAGCGGAACGACACGCTCTCCATACATTGACGAACATACTCTGGCAGAACTGGAAGAATTGAAGGGGTTCTTTGCCAGCCAGACAGATTTGCACGAAAAAAGGCTAAAGAAATTGGTACGGGAAACGCCGGAATGGGGAGGCTTTATGAAAAATGCCCCCGGACTAAAAGAGATAACCGCGGCGATGCTCCTGTCCCGCGTGGATATTCATAAAGCCAACACGGTATCAGCCCTGTGGCGATATTTAGGATACGTGCCAACTAGGGGAGAAAATAAAGTGGATGATTACAATCCCGGAAAGGGGACAGATCTGAAATCACCGCTTTTTGCCGCCCTCTCAATTTCACTCATCCGCAAGAACAGCCCCTATCGTGAACGGTATGATGCCATGAAAAAAAGAGGACTTGGACATGGACAAGCTGTTTATCGACTGATAAAGCTGTGGCTTTCGCATTTGTGGGATACCTGGAGGCAATATGAAGGATTGGAAACCCGATTGGCTTATGTAAATAACCATCTGGGACATTCTACAATCTACAAAGCCGAGGATTTTGGATGGCCCCGGCCATAAAGTCCCTCGTTCTGGGCGGCGGCGTGTGAGCGCCGGGCGTAGCCTCCTCACAGAGGCATAAGGAGTTGACCCTTCGTAAGAAGGACGGCAGGGTGTCGGTTGGGAACCCGACCCGCCCAGAACCAGGGGCTTTATCCGCAACGAATGAAAGGAGAAAAGGATGGACAGAGGAACTGTGGTCGAAGCAGTTGGTTATCAATACCTGAAAGATGGTCAGCCGGGATGGCCATCATTTCTGCCGAAAGGACAGCATCGCATTTCGGTCGTAAAGCGGACATCCTGGGGTTTGCTTGTCAAAACTGATCGCTGTCCCTGCTGGCTAAACGCAGAGTGGTTTCGGAATGCCGACTAGCCTTGCGCCCCGCCCGTCTTGACAGCGCTAGTGCCACCACTTTTTGAAAGGAGACAGAATGTCTACCCCATTATACAATCAGTTTAGAAAGTTCGACAAGTATCTTGATTTTAGCAACGAAACCCCAATGCCGACAGAGGCAGGCAAAAAACTAAAGCCCTGGGAAGTCCTAGCCCTGATTTATGACGCGCTGGTGGACGTTGAAGAAAAGTTCGTCCCCGAAGAAATGTTTGACAACCACGAACACGTCGAGCGGATGCGGCAAGAGATTGTCCATAAAAGATAACTTGACACGGCTCTTTAACATCTGCTATAATCGTCTTATCCGCAGCGACGAAAGCCCGTTTTGGTGAGGCTTCCGGTGTGACCTAATAAGTCGCTGCGGAAGCCGGAGGTCTCACCAGAGCGGGTTTTTGTTTAGGAGTATGAGTTGAAAATCGCCGAAGGATTTACGCCAGTACCAGATGAGCTTGTAAAGGAACTTGGAATGACTGCTGCTTTGGTCTGGGGACGTATTTGGAGATATGCACTTGGGGAATATGGGAAATGTACGGCTTCCCAGGAAACGATAGCAACTGCCCTGAAAATGTCTCGTACAACTGTAAATCGCCATATCAAAGATTTACTGAAAGCGGGTTACATAGAACAGATCAATCCCCCCAATGGACGGACAAACCACTATGTCCCTACAGATAAACAACAAGTTGGGATTTACGCAAAACGACAGCAGATGTTGCAAAATGAAACAGCAGATGTTGAAAATAGTTACAGCGTGATGTTGCAAAATGCAA